ACTTTCAGAGTGGCACGTGAGGCGCTGACCACTGCCCAACGCCGGCTGCGTGACACTGGCAACCTTAACGTCTTCCACCACAGCATTGGTTCCTTGTCCCTCCTGGATGACTATCGTCGTTGGCGCGATCGCGTCTTCGCTAACGAGCTGCTGAAGGCTGAAGCCTGTGGCCTCGCTTCCGAAGAGCAAGGCGGTTACTACCTGCCCGGCGGTAAAGAGAAAGGCGCTGCTGCCTCTGGTGATGACATTGATGTCACCTATGCAGCTGGCGAATCTGCCAAGTTTGATGTGAAGACTGACCTGCTTGAGGTCGTCAAAGATATGCGCAAGCGTAACGTTCCGACGTTCGCTGACGGTTACTACCGTTGCATCGTGGATCCTACCGCGATGATGCATCTCCGCCAGAACAGCGACTTCCGTGAAATCGCTCGTTATCCTGGCACTGGGATGATCAACCCAATGCAGCCCGCTCTGCAGCCGAACGCCAATTTCTATCAAGGAATGGGTCCTGCTTACGGCCAAGCTGGTTTCGTTGCTGGTCAACCTGTTATGCCAACCGGCTTCCTTTTTGAAGGTGTTCGCTGGTTCGAGTCCACCAACCTGCCCGAGCAGTCTTACGAACTCACCATTACTGATGAGTCTGCTGGATCCGCTTCTTATGGCGCAGCACAGCTGATCTTCTTTGGTCCCCAGGCTGTCGGCGTCGGCATCGGTGGTAACAACGCCCAGATCCTCCTGAACAACAACGATGACTTCTCACGATTCATCATTATGATCTGGAGTCTGTTTGCCGGATTTGAAACCCTGAATAAGGATTTCATCACGGTTGGTTACTCTTTCGTTTATTGATAGGAGGTAACTAACAATGGCTACTTTTACTTTTGATGCTGACAACCGTACACCTTGGAACAACCAAATTTTCCCTGGTAACTACGTTGCTCATCTGAATGCATACCGCGACCAAGGTGTGGTCGCCCTGCCTGGTGCAGTGTTCTTCCGTGGCGTTGGCGCTCTGGTGCTCAACCCTGACATTGAGGGCAACCTCGTTGACGGTGAACTGCCTGCCGAGACCTACGATCTGAGGATTCTGTCTCCCGACCTGCGTCAGGATGACAAGCCCCGCCGAGATCGTCCCTTCGTGATCCCTGCTGGCGCTGTGGTGTACCGCACTGCTGTGTCCGCTCCTGGCGTTCGTGAAGCCACCGTGGCTGGTACTGCAACTATCGAAGTTGCTGGCATCACCACTCCTGCTGCTGTTCCTGCAACTGCAGAAGCTGACGGTTATTTCAATCCTGTCGGTGAGTTTAGCCTGTTCACTTCCATCCTCGATGGCACTGGACTTGCTACCGAAACCGCTGTTCAGGTCACTACCGATGCTGCCTTGATTGCCAGCCAGAATCCTTCTGCTGGTGCTTGCCGTAAGAGCCCTTCTGCCATCCTGGTTGAAGTTTGCTACTTTATGCCTGACGCTGCTCCTGATGCAGACGACGTGCATATTCCTTATGGCGTTGAGTCTGGTCAGTCTGATAACTGATTCGATCAATAAGCAAAGAGAGAGTCCCATAACGGGGCTCTTTTTTTGTGTTTATAATAAGAGAGTATGTACCCCAAAAATATGGCTGAAACTAAACTGTTTCAAGATACTAAAACTGGCAAACTAGTCGAGTTTATTTCTAAGCACGATAAAGAGTTTGCAATGGTGCGTGATGCCGGTGGTTTTGTCACGTTTGTCACTCTTGAGCAACTTGTGCCTTACGACAAAGAGAAAGGACGTCTTGCAAAAGTAACAGCTCCCGTGTTGAACGAACCGGAAGAAAAAATGCCAGATCGTGTTGTGCCTATTGAAGACACACGATTGAACCTCAACACCGCTCCTGCAGAACAGATTGCAAAGCGCCTGCCTGGTGTTGGTTTTGCTACTGCTAAGAAAATCGTTGAGCTGCGTATGTCACTCAGCGGTGAGCGCTTTAATAACCTTAAACAGCTTGAGAATATTCCTCGTGTTAACTGGGAGCAACTCATTCAAGAAGATATGATCTTTATCAGCTAAACTAGTTATAGTAAGCGTTTATTAGATATGCCATCACCTGATGACATTCTTGCATATAAGGCAATGCAAGATGAACAGAATCGCATCTCAGCTCCTGTTGCAGGTGCTATTGGTGCAGGTGCTGGTCTGCTAGCTGGTGTGACGCAACGGGGCCGCTTTGGCCAACGTATGGCAGGCGGAGCTAGTACAGCTATTGCAGGCGGATTGCTTGGTGTTGGGATTCAACAGATTGCACTGCAGCAATCACCAGCTGCACAAGCATTGGCAAGGATGCAATCTAAAGAAAAAGCAGGGGCATCTATTACTCCTGAAGATATGAAACTGTATGAAAGAGCATTAGCAGACGCCTATAACTCTCAGCTTGGTAGAGCATAATGGAACTCAGTGAATACGAAAAGTCACGCACTAGGTTTCACTTAGGTTTCAACGCTGGTGCACAAATTCCTGCAGGAGACAGAGCCAGACTTGAAGAAGCTATGGCAATGATCCCTGATGACAACTGGTACAGAGAAGTTGTTAATCACATCCGACGTTGTGACAATGCTTGGGATCGCAGTGAATACTTCCCACCTGCTGGTGAAGGAAATACAAGCGTTAACCCATCACGTTTAGAAGTAATTGCAGGTGATGTTGAACGAACAATCCTTACAAGTGACCCAATCAAAGGCGATAGTTATTTCAGAGAGATCTATCTACGAGAAGTCGATCGTCTTGCTGAGACTTTATATGTACCTAACTATCGGCGTCCTGAAGTACGTCGGTATGCTTTTGAAAGAGCTGGGGCAGAGTTTATTATGGCTGTGCCAGGACCTGCAGATACGTCGGTAGGCTCACGTATATTTCTAGCACTTAATTATAGATAGAATAGTTTCAGGCTTACTGTATAGAACAATGATGCACGGCGGCACTCAAAAAATTACAATGGGTCGCGACAAACGTCAAGATAAGATTGACGCAGCAAACGCGATGAGAAACGCCGGAGCAGTCGGCGGTATGGAAGGCATTCAATTCCTTGATGGTGCTGTTCACGCACCTGATGTAGTCAAAGCAACTAGGAATCAAAAGTACGGCAACGTTATTCCTGGTAAAGAAATGGCTGCTGGTGTGGAGTTTGGTCAGCAAGATTCTGACTACAGCGCACTTAATGCTGCTGTCCCTGCTACTCCTCAAGGAACATCTGGCAGTCAAGCAATGGGTGTTTCACTTACAACTAATCCGCAGAATGACTTTGATGACAGTCAAGTAATGCGCCGTATTGCCGCTGCAGGTGTTGCAGGTGCTGAGTATGGAATGCAAGCGTTTAATGGTTACAACGATCGTTCGAGGATGGGCTGATGAATTCTGAAAAGCAAGCACGTCGGGAAAAGATGGAGGGCAAGAACGCCCCCGGTAACGTCCGTAAGTCCAATAGCACAGCCGCTGGTGCAGCAGGTGGATTCCAAGTTACTGACCCAGGAATGATGCAACAAGCTCAACAGATGTCTGTTGGCGGCAAGATGAACAACAGTCCTCAAAACGTCAAATCAATGATGTATGCAGGATCGACTATGGATATGGGCAAAGGTGCTCCTGCTCCGTATGAAGACGGTCGTATTTTTACCGACGCTTTGACCACTGTAATGCCTCAGCCTGCATCAGGTATGCAAGCGTTTGCTCCTGGCACACGTCTTAACTCTGGTGCTCCCATTGGTATGCAGCAGCAGCCGCCTAGTGAAATGGCTGATCAAATGCAAGCTATGCAATACAACCAGCGCAATATGTTTGGTCAATCCTCAATGATGGGACCAATTGGCCTTCCTGCAACTCCTGCTCCTGGCGGCAGTGCTCCAACGCCACAACAAACGGCTAACACTCTTCCGCCGCAAGGTGTTCCCAACGCTGAAGCAGTTACCGGTGTTAATATGAAAACAGGCAAAAGAGGTAAAGCATAATGGCTTCAACAGCTACTAATAAGCAACCACTGCTAATTGA